TAGATTATTATACCATGCCATATTTTGTTACCTTATGTAAAGGCGCCAAAAAACGAACCTGTAGTAATTTTAGTAGTGACTTCTTTACCTTGATGTTTATCCCTTTGTATATCAACCCATCGAACTTGACGTTCAACAGAGTTAGGTAGGGGGGCTTTACCAAATATCTTATGTAAGTTAACATGATGCCTATTACACAAAGTTCTTACTAGCTCATAAAGCTCAATTCGATGCTCTGCTATAAACTCGTCTCTTACTGCCAATATTCCATCGTCAGTAGAAATATCATACTGCTTTACTCTAGCCCAATTTTCGAGCAAGATTGTAATAGAGTGAAAGTGATGCAGTTCTAAATCTTGATCAGTACCACACACATAGCAGTGGTCCTGCTTTTGATAAGCTGCTTTAGCTTTATCTCTAACGTGTTTAACCGGGATACGTTTGTTACCAGTATTTTTTGCCATAAATTTATTATGTACCTTTTAATTGCTCCTATTATAGCATGATAGGAAGTATAAGTCAATATATAAATTTTTATTCCTAGATAGCTAAAAGTTCATTTATATCGTAGAGTTTCTTCATGTATTGTGAAGGCTTATCTAATACTGAGCTCTCTAAATCACCTTGTCTACGTGGACCTGATAGTACTTCAAAATTACAGCTATTAGTAAATTGAAATTGATCAACTATTTCCTTAACTGTATATCCATGTCCGTGCCCTAAATTCTCTATGGCATTAGCCGGTGTCTCAATGGCTAGTGCTATTGCCTTGCATATCTCGTCGACATGTACATAGTCACGTACAGCGGTACCGTCTTTAGTATTGTAATCAGTGCCATAAATAGTAAATTTACCAGTCTGTTTAGCTTTAACTAATTGTGACATTAATCCGTCTGGGTTTGTAGATGCAAAACCAGAAGTGCCTATAACATTATAGAATCTAAATATAGTGTAATCTTTAGGGGCTAATTGCTCTATGCACTGTTCGGCTGCTAATTTACTAATTGCATAAGGGCTCTCACAAGCAGGAGCACAACCAGTACTAGCAAATATAAAATTATCGTGAGGTATACCTAATACTCTAACTGTACCCATAGTATTAGTAGTGTAGTATTCATAAGGAGAGCGTTTAGACTCACCTACTTGTACTAGTGCTGCTAAATGTACTATACAGTCAAACTTAGTAAAATACCCAGTTAGTCTAAGATCAATGTCTAGTTGATAATGATTATATAAACTATATTCAGGTAAGTTAAGATCTAAGCCATAAACTTCATATCCAGATTCATTTAACATCCTAGATAAGTGGGAACCTATATATCCTGAGTTTCCTGTTACTAATATTTTTTTCATCTAGTTATTCGTAAAGTTGTATCCATGTCTGTGACTTCGGTAATTTCATAAAAACCTAGCTTTACAAACTCTTGTGCAAGGATATCTAGAAACGGTTTATTTCCCAAAACTTCTTGATTTTCAAATTTAATTTCTTCAATGTACATACCCTCCTTGACCATTTCTAGTACAGTGGGTAGTATGAAAGTTTCGTGACCTTCAGTATCAATTTTAAGTTTATTGATTTCAGTTATTTGATATCGAGTACATAACTCTCTGAAAGTTATTACTTCAACTTCAGCTTTATTAACTAAATTAAGAGGTAAGTTTCTTTGCTGTAATAAATGATCCACAGTAGGATGCCTATTACCTATAGAGTTACATCCACGAGTCCAGCTAGGTAAATCAAATAAGTGTATACTAACGTCAGGTAAGTAGTATATAGGCACACGGCCTGATGCAGCTGAAATAGCTACATTGGCCTTAGTTTGAAGTTCACGATTTGAAATTCTATCTAGGTAGTATTGAACTGGCTCTACTAACAACACTCTTTCCCCAGGCTGGGCAATATCGTGTGCTGTATCAAAGTCACAGGTTCCTATGTCAACGTAATCATACCTCATCTTTGACTCTTTCAAAGTATAATAGATTCTGAGTAAACCATCCCATATGATAACCGTTACGCATATCTAATATTAATTGACCTTCACGCTCTTGATTACGACGTAAACCTGCTGCAGTCAGTAGGTCCGCCCAGTCTTGTTTATCTTTACAATTTATATGACCTATACCACCTTGACCAACGGCTGCTGCAGTCCAGATTAAAGTATCTTTAACTGTTTGCACTACTTTAGCTACTACTTCTTCTTCACGTTCTTGTTCAATATGTTCAGCTACTTCCATACATACTACTACATTTGCTGACTCTTCTTCAATATCAAATAAACTCTTATACTCAAGATAAGGTTTACCATGTACACGATCATCAATATCTAATCCGCGTGCATCTATGCCTTCTGAACGAAATGAGTTAACAAAATGTCCTGGCCCACAACCAATATCAAGTAGTGTTGCAGGGTTTAACTCTTTTTTAATCCAAGTAGCTAAACGATCTGCAAAAGGCTTTTCTTCTGCGTGCATATGATTAAAGTTTAAACGCTCGGGATATTGTGGAACGTCACGCTTTAACCAAGCTAAATCTTGACGATCATATTTACGCTCATACCAACCTTTGTTAGTGTAAACGTTCATGATCTCTTCAAAAAACTCCTCATACATAGGAGCTACCTTTTCCAGCGAGAAGTTTTCAGCCCATTGTCTACAGGCTTTAGGATCAATACGATCAATATTTTGAGCAGCCCACACAAAGTGATCAAAGGTACGGCAGCGATAGCCTGTTTTACCGTGAAGATTATTCTCAGCAAACGAACCCCAGTCAGTTGTAATTGTAGGAGTACCTGAAAATAACAGCTCCATCTGTACACCACCAAAAGGCTCAATATACATTGAAGGAACAAAAGCACCTTTTGCACCTGCCATCAATTCACGACGTTTAGCTTGATCAGCATACCCAACAAATTCTACGTGTTCTGGAAAGGTTAGGTTTTCTGGATTTTGTCCAGCTATAATTAATTTAGCTCCGATTGCTTGTGTGGCTTGTACAGCAATATGAACACCTTTACCCTCGTATACACGACCTAAGAATAGGAAGTAGTCTGACTTCTTTTCTCTGAACTCAAAGTCATCAGGATCAAAGTAGTTTGGAATTACACAATCATACCAGTCTTGTTTACAAGTTGCTACTGAATTAAGTCCATAGTATGCGTGATAGATAGCATAAGATTCAAAAATCTTCCAACGTGCCCAATGTCCACTAGCATAGCCAATTCCTGGCTCTACTACAATCATGTCTGAGTGTGCGTCACATATAGGGCGAACTCCTGATCCCCAGAAAGGCAGTAAGAAATCTAATGGTTTTTTACGCACGGCAATTTCTTGAATGGCATTTTTAAAAAACGTCTGATAAGCATGATCATTCATGTCAAACTTAAAGAAGTTTTTACGCCAGTCATGAGTACCATACGATTTATCTAAGTCTTCGTTAGTGATTACAGTTACGTGCTCGTCACAGTCTAACTGCGAATCTTCGTGTCCGTAATGGGTGATGTGATGCCCGCGAGCACGCATCATTTTTGCAAACTTTAAAACCTTTTGTGTATAGGCACAGGCCACATAGTCTTTATTTGTAACTGTGTGTGGAAGTCCTAGAATATGGAAACGAAATTTCATTTTTATAGTTGGTTAGGTTTAAAAACTAGCGGTGATCAGCCGCCAGTGGTGAAAGTATAAATTGCATAACGTGTAGCGTCAGCACAGTGAGAAGCCATACCATGTTCTGGTCGCTCTTTAAGCAGATTAGTTTTATGATCCCAGCGATATTCATTAAACATTATACGAACATTTTCACACTGAGGAGATACTTTTACTCTGCCTTGCTCTACAAGTGAGGCAACCATTGCTAATCCATCAAGAACTGACTTTTTAGCTTTAATAGTAGCAATGTCGTAAGTGTAAGCAAGATCAGCAGCAAATTGAGCAGCAGCTGAGTCAATAAAGATAGTTTCTATATTCCACTTATCTATTAACTCTTGCATCTTCTCCACATGGCCTTCAGTGGTAGCTTGTGCTTCTTGGTATTCATCTACTATGTGGTAACTGTCTGTTTTGGCTTTGTACACTATTACTACAAACGCAGTGGGATCTTTGTAACCTGGGTCAAGTCCTGCAATGATTTCATCACCGTCATCTGCTTCATACTCTTCAATAAATCGATCTTCATCAAACTTAAATATCTGACCTTCGTAAGTTGAAAAGGAAGCCATGTATTCTTGTTCAAATTCAGCTTTTGACATAACTGTACGAGCTTCTTGAACGTCTGACTCACTCATACGCTGATTTTCAGTGTAGTCTGCTGTAATTGAGGCCCATTCAGGATACTTGTCCTGAAACCCGCGGTCAAAGAATCTTGAGAACCAGTTGTTCTTACCACGAGGTGTTGAAATAAAGATTGCTTTTGATCCTGGGCGGTCTAAGGTAGGTCGAAGGGCTACATTAAATGCTGCTTCACCATCTCCTAGTGCGGCTTCATCAAATATGATAAGATCGTAGCTGCGACCTACGCAAGAGTCTACAGTACTTAAACTACCTAAACGAATAGTTGATCCGTTAGTTAACTCTAAGATTTTGTCTTTTACGTTGTCTCGTTCAACTTCTAGGTCGAAGCTACGAATCAATCTGCGCTGTAGTTCAAATGAAATTGACGATAGGGTATAGTTTGGCGATATAATTAATATATTACAACCAGGAACCAACATTACCAGTTGTCCGATAACATTAGCGATATAAGTTTTGCCTAGTCTGCGAGCAAGAGCTGCACACACAAAGCGATATTTAGGATTGTTAACTGCATTTATAAGAGCTATTTGCGCTCTATTCACTTGATCCCAGGCTGTAGTAGTCACGCCTGTTTCTGGATCATAAGCTGGAAGCAGTTTAAGATAGTTGATAATAGGTAACTTGATAAACCTACGATCAGCTGGGAATTCTGTTATTGATTCTGAGTCAATATCAGATCTAGAAATTTTAAGCATTGTTACCTTATACTGCGAAACTACTTCCACATCCACAAGTTGACTGTGCGTTTGGATTAGTTATTTTAAATTCTGAACCTTGTAAATCCTCTTTATAATCTATACTTGCACCTTCTAAGTACTGCATACTAATAGCATCTACTAGTAATTTATAGTTATCTAAAGGTAATTCAAAATCATCTTCATTCATTATTTCGTCAAATGTAAATCCATAGCTCATTCCAGAGCATCCACCACCTTGAACAAATGTTCTTAGATTTAAGTTGGGGTTACCTTCTTCAGCTAGAAGGTCTAATATCTTTATTTTTGCTGATTCTGTTATCGTTATCATACTCTGAAACTTTCTCCGCAACCACAGCGATCACGTTCATTTGGATTTTTAAATTCAAATCCTTCATTTAGTCCGTTACGAACCCAGTCCATTGTCAAACCTTTTAAGTAAGGCTCATCCTTAGCGCTTACTAATATTGCAAAAGTAGGTTGGGCATAATTTATAACACCTACTTCATATTCAAAAGTGTCTACATATTCTAATACGTACGCTAAGCCACTACAACCTGTAGTTCTAACACCTATGCGTATTCCTACACCCTTACCACGTTTAGATAAATTTTGTTTGATTCGCTTACTTGCTGTGTCGGTTACGGTAATCATTTACGGCTGCCTTGATAGCATCTTCTGCTAGAATTGAACAATGTATCTTAACTGGAGGCAGGGCTAGTTCTTCTGCGATTTGGGAGTTTTTGATTGAAGCAGCTTCGTCAAGAGTTTTTCCTTTGACCCATTCTGTAACAAGGCTCGAACTCGCAATAGCCGATCCGCAGCCATACGTTTTAAAGCGCGCATCTGTAATAATACCTGTATCATGGTCAACCTTTATTTGTAGTTTCATTACGTCGCCGCAAGCAGGTGCACCTACCATTCCAGTACCTATGCTGGGGTCTGACTTATCAAACTTACCAACATTCCTAGGATTTTCATAGTGATCTATGACTTTGTCTGAGTAGCTCATTTTAACTCCAGTACTTACTGCTATCTAGTCGATCCCAATATGCACGATTATTTCTATTCCAGAAATTTTTAATTAAATAAGTTGCCATACCAAGATATCCCATCTTTTTAAACCTACGTGAATCTTGTCCAAAATAGTGGTTTAGTAGTTTAAACTTTTTAGGGCTGTACATTCGAGATAAGAAGTAGTCTTCTGATGTAGTAAACTGTTCAGGGAAACCACCTAGCTGTTCAAAACGATCTCTGCGTGTCAGCATAAACGCACCAACTGCAAAAGGTGAAGTATGCTTTAAAATATTATTTATAACGTTAAAGATGGCAAAACCAATTTTAGCTCGTATATCCTCATCATAACAACGAGCATTTAATCCAACAAGATCTAAATTATCTGACTCAGCAGCTGATACTGCATCTTGGATAACTGTTGTTTTAAAGAATCTAACATCAGCATCTATAAATAAAATATAAGGGGTAGTAACCAGTTTAGCAGCTTTATTTTTAGCATAACTAACGGGTCCACCATCTATTACTTGAATATCAAGCTGTGGTCGATAGCGGTCTACTACTTCACGAGTCCGGTCAGTTGAGCAATCAGCAACGATAATCTTAGTAAAACCTACTCCTTGAATTATTAGATCATCTAATAAGTGGGCTATATACTTTTCCTCATTCTTCGAGGGTATTACAATTGTTATCTTCTCTCTTAGGTTCATCGCTGCTCCTTGTCCATGTAACTATTTCCCAGTGACCTGAATGGTGCTCTACTAAGGCAGTGCACGACTCAACCCAGTCACCATCATTCATGTACCTAACGCCATCAATATCTTTTATCTCAGCATGATGTATATGTCCACATATTACTCCATCAAAGCCACGTTTTTTACAATAACCTGCTAAGTTATGTTCAAACTTAAACATAAAGTCTACNGCTTTTTTAACTCTATGCTTAAGGAACTGGCTAAGGCTAAAGTAACCAAAACCCATACGATGACGTATCCAATTGTACTTACTATTGATACTAAGGATGAAATCATATGCACGATCTCCTAGAAAAGCTATCCAAGGTGCTAATCTGGTAATACCATCAAATAGATCACCGTGTACTACTAGGTAGTGTTTTCCATCAGCACCTATATGCTCTATTTGATTGTGTATTTCCACTAACCCAAAACTAAATCCATAAGGAATCATTGGTCTTAGGAATTCGTCATGATTACCTGCTACGTATACTACTCGGGTACCGCGTTTAGCATGGCCTAGAACTCTACGCACTACATTAGTGTGCGACTGCTTCCAACGCCACTTATTCTGCTGTATTCTCCATGCGTCTATAATATCNCCTACTAAGTAGAGAGTATCGCACGAATTGTTCTTTANGAAGTTATTTAACTTATCGGCCTGACAATCACGAGTACCTAAATGTACGTCCGATATGAAAATTGACCTATAAGTATTAGCCATTTTACTTTCCTGACGCAAGTACAATCTTGCAGATGTGTTCTAGGCGTTCAATGTGCTCATAGGCACGCCAGGGACTAGTATCAACAGCAATTACTCCGTGTCGGTCCATACCTACTATGTTATATTCAACATCACCTGAATCCTTATTGTATCCTAAGGCGTCAATGCAGGCGTCTGCTAGTTCTTGTGATATCGGAGGCAGCATGGGTACATTAGGAGCTACGCTAGTATATCTACTGAGTTCTGGAAACTCTTTTAGCAACTCAGGTAGCTGAATACCTGCATACATTGCAGCTATGGTATATGTTGGATGAAAGTGTAAAATTACTCTAACTTCAGTGTTGATCTTTTGCTGAAGTCCAAAATGCATGGGCAATTCACCACTAGGCTTTAAGTTATGACTAATATCTGTGTACATTAAGGGGGTTGCGTACAAACCATAACCAGTGGATCTAATACCCATCTTTTTAAATTGGTCTGGTTGCAAGGTTTGCTTACGAACACCTGTAGGAGTAACATAGAAGTGATCTCGATCTTGATGACGTATTGAGGCATTACCATCTCTGGAGGTAATCCAATTACGTTTATAAGCATCTGTCATTACTTCACAAATTGTTTCTAGCATTATTATACCTTAGGTCCGTTAAATACTTGGGTGCTTTCTGTACCTGTACCTAGTACGCAAGCTATTTTATCATTAAACTGGATTATTGTCCAGGTTTTGGTTTGCGGGTTAACAAACACGCTGTACTTTGATACTTCAGCACCAGGCTCTATGCCTAACCATAAAGGAGTTTCTTTGTAATCACTACTTGTTAATCCTTGCAATAACATTTTAGTTTCTGTACAAGTTACGGGCTTTTGTATAACTATGGACTGTGCCGTCACAACGCTTGATACTAGAAGTGTTAATGCTAGCAAATATTTCATTTTCTATCGCCGAATAGCTGTAATAAGCTTATGAATAAGTTAATGAAGTCCATGTATAGAGTTAGTGCTCCAGATACTTCAGCACTATCACTTATGTTGATACTTAATGCTTCACGAATCTTTTGCGTGTCATAAGCAGTTAAGCCTAAAAATATAACAATAGCTACCGCTGATATTACTGTAGCCATAACAGTTGAGCCAATAAAAATGTTGACAATGCTAGCTAAAATGATGGCAATCAATCCTACAAACAAGAACTTACCTAGGCTATCTAGGTTTTGCTTAGTAAAGTAACCATAAGCACTTAGCACAGCGAATAAGATGCTGGCTCCCATAAATGCTGAAACAATTGATCCCATAGCAAATACGGCAAATATGGTAGAAAGACTTAGTCCCATCAAGGCTGCAAAGCCATGTAAACAAAGTTGTGCAGTACTCTTACTAGGATTAGTGCCTAATACATAGGTGACCCCAAATACTGCTGCTAAAGGTGCGAAGATTACTGCCCACTTTAACCAGCCCGTAAAAAAGAATTGTAGTAATTCTGGAGTAGTGCCAACCCAGTAGCTAACAAACATTGATACCATCACGGCTATGCTCATGTGTGCGTACACACGACCCATAGCTGAGTTAATTTCTGAGGCTGAACGATAGTTGATGACTCCGTTAGCTGTATAATTTGCACCGAACATTATTTTTCGTCTCCGTCTAGATTTACTAGTTGTTGTATTAAACGGCCATATCTGGTACCGTCACCAGCTTGACCGCCACCATCATTGATCTGCACATTTACCTGCGACTTGATTTGCTGTGATCGGACTTTTTCCAACTCAATCTGACGATCTAGTTGTTCCATGGTCATCTTATGCGAAAGTGCAAGCAGTTCTGAAATGTCTTTATTCGACCCAATCTCGGCTTCTTCCAACTCTTGGAACTTTTTCTTGATGATGGCATCCATCGCTGAGCGCATTTTAAATCGGTTGTTAAAACCTACGTCAAAAAACACTTGATCGATATAGGCTTTTACATCTCTGCGATTTAAGGTTGTGGTTACAAGATGTACAGGAATATCCAAGTTGTCAGCAACTTGGTGAGCGTCTTGAAGTTGCAG